GGGCTCTGATGCGCTTCTTGTCTGTTTAGTAAATGCCAGCTGAAAATGAGTATAGCTTGTATGCGATGAGTTAATGCTGTATGCATAGCCATAGTTTCCACCAGCATAGACAATGCTCATGCTTATAGCAGATGTATCAGATGAAGGCGTAATATCCCACGTCAGGCGCGTCTGAATATTGCCGTTATTATACCCCCGGAGAAATTTTGAGATATAATTGCACGCTTCCGCGCTGTTCTGATAGCCATCGCCGTATGTAGCAGGAGTAACGCACATCATATCAAATGACGGAAGAACGCAGATATCTAAATAATATCTGCTGTCACGCATGTAACAGAAAATGCACAGCCCGACCGAGTTCGAATGCTTTCCGATAAAAACGATTTTTGAACACGGCGCAGCCGAATTAAAATAATTCGTTTCTGAAAAAACCGGAAATCCTTTATAGCCATCGGCGCTGTACGCAATCTCTTTCTGGATCTTGAGGTCCGGAACGTCAGTGATAAATTTATTTACGATCCAGTCTGTCATGACATCAAGCGCCGAATTAGGGCTGGCACTGTCTAAAACGACTGACTTCGTGATTCTTTTCTTGTATGCCATATTATTCATCCTCCACTGTGTCGGCGTTTTCGGCGATATTCATCTGTGATGTGCCATCGTATCCGGGCGCCCGTTCTACAGCATTCCAAAAAATCAATCCGCCCTGGGTGTCATCGCCGCCCTCTGCCTCGTCCGCGGTGATGCTCATGCCGTATTTATCACTTCCGGTGTTGCTGCTGCCCGCATCAGCCTCCGGGAGCGGTGCTGTCGCAAGATCCAAAACAAAATTAATCTTCCACCGCGTCTCGGTGTCAGACCTCCACGTGAGCGCCGCGGAAATCGCGCCGTTTTGGATCCTGACCGTCTGATATTGCGGTTCCTTGTCGCCTGTGTCTGAAGACAGTACAGGCGCCATAAACCACCCGGCGCCGCCCGCGGCGTTTTTGTTTATCCAGGACATAAAGGCGTTGTATTCAGCCCCGGACATGCTCATGCTGACAGACAGTTCCGCGGGCTTGCCGCTGTTGATGACTCTTTGCCGCGTGTACCCGTCAGCCATCTGGGTTCTGAGCATGTTAGGCTGTGTTTTAAGGCTGTACCCCGACTGCAAGAACCCCGGCAGATATGACGGGTAAACCGCAATAGCCATCTTATACCCCCACCCGTTTTAATCCGTAAGAAGACTGTAAAACCTGGGCGGCCTGTCCGCCGCGCCGGATGTTTGAGACAAAAATGTTAATAACATCGCCGTTATCGCTCTGCTGTACCTGTCCGGCCTTTGACGCGTCCTCATATAAATTGACAGACACGGAAACAGCGGCGGGCTGTTTCCCCTGGTTAATGAGCCTGTCCGTTTCTTCCGCGCTCTTGATATCCGCGGCGCCGTAGACAATCGCCCCGTTAACCATCTCCGCGCCCCTTTCAGACACTGTGCCCCACATGCCAGCCGGGTTCGGACTGCCGTCCCAGTGCTCACCGGAGAAATTAACGCTCCTTAACTGCCCGATAAGATTAGCGCCCTGTGCCAGGACCCCCGCACCGGCAATCAGGCCCGCGGGAAATCCGAGCTTCCACGCCTCCATAGCGCCCTGGATCATGCTCAGAGTAGCGGACGCAATAGCAAAACCCTTCTGCAGCGCGAACATAATTTTATACCCGGCAGACCCCTGGGCAAAACCGTTTTTCATTGTCTCAAAGTATGAGGATATAGCGCCGCCCATTTTGCCCCATACCCCGACCTGCTGTTCACCGGTCATAGACGCCAGGCGGCTTGAAAACTGCTCCATCGTCTGATTCAGGGACTTGTCACCGAAAAGATCCCGCATCTGGGTAAAAAAGCCGGTTATAGCGTCTTCGCTCTCAGTGTAGCTATACGCGCGCTGAATCCTTTCCTGCATCTGACTGCTTTTTGTGTTTTCAAGCTGCTTATTTTCCCCATCCTGTTTTATCTTTGTAAGCCGGTCCTGATGTGCCTTTTCCGCCAGCTCAACAGCCTGATGATACTCAGACGCCATAATAGTGCCGGCATCATAAAACTGCTTAATCTGCGCTAAACTGTCCTGATATTTCTTGTTTTCTAACTCTAAGGGCGTAAGCAGCGCATTAGCGGCCTGTTCCCCGGTAGACTTGAGCGACTTAAAAAAGGATTCCCATGTTTTACGGGCGCTGTCTATTGCGTCCTTTGCGGACTTGCCCGCGGACCCTTTGCCGCCGGACGTGCCAGGCGTAAATACGGCAGCCGCCCCCGCTCCGGATTTGCCTTCAAGGGATTTTAATGCGTCCGCCTGTCTTTTCAGCCTGGCTTCCCTGTCCTCATCGGCTTTTACAGACGCGGCCGCGGTATCAGCAATCATCATCTTGACGCCCTTATATGACGCTGTTACATCGTCAAAAAGGGAATCAAACTCGGTCCGGGCCGCATCTGCTGTAGCCTTAAACCCCTCGTCAAAAAAGCTTGAGAGACTGGGCGTATTTTTTAATGTATCGCCGATTGCTTTTATATCGCCGTGAACGACCTCATGAAGAACCGCCCCGGTTTTGTCGCCTATTGCCGTGAGAACGTTAAATGTAGATTTTGCAAAACTTATCAGGGCAGTGCCCGCCGTTGCAATGGCCGCCTTTATGGTTTTGAGCGCGGACATAACCGCGGCGGTTACCGCCGTAACGCCGATTTTCAGCAGGCTGAAGAAGTTATTAAAAAATGTGCTTACATATTCCCCACATGTGCCGGATGAATCCCCCACGCTTCCGGTTATTTCATCGATTGCGGCGCCCGCTTCTGTCGTGATGTATTTCAGCCCTTTCCGAAAATCAGTCATGAACCGGGCTAAATCCGCGGTAATGGCCTGAAACCACTGATTATTATTTATAAAATTGCTAAGGCCGTCTAACGCGTCTACAGCAATCCAAACAGCCTGGGTGATAACATCGCCCAGCCCGCCGTTCCCGTTACCGCCGACTGCGTATAAAAAATCGCTCCAGGCGTCGCCAACGTTTTTTACAGCACCTGTAAGGCCCTGCATCTGACTTTCTGCCGCCCCGGCAAAATCAGATTTGCTGATGCTTGATACATAGTCAAGCATGGCCTGCTTCGTGTTAGCTATTTCAGTAACGGAACCCTTAAACGTTACGCGGATCTTGTCCCCGGATTTTTCGGCCTGAATGCCTAACTGCTGGAGGCCGCGCAGCTGTCCGGCTGTTGCTGAATAAACTGCCTGTGAAACCTCTGTTAATGATTTTCCGGTTCCGGCCGCAATATTGCTCAGATCTTTGATTAAATCCGTTGTCGGCATGATTCCGGATTTGCCGAGAGTCAGAACGGACTGCCGGATCTCATCAAAAGACTGCGGCAATTCGCGAGAAAGATTATTGAATGTATCAAAAACCGCGCGGGCCTGTTCTGTGCTGTCAGTAATCGCGCGGAATGAAGATATAACCTTCTCATTTCCTGCTACCACATCCGCGATCTGTTTGAAAAATGCGGCCGTCACGAATCCCGCGAAAAGCCCTTTTAAGGATGTAACAGCAGACCCGACATCGCGCCAGGATTTTTCAGCCCGCTTGCCGGATTTGGTTATGCTATCTGCCGCTCTGCCCGCGGACCGTTCAGCGCCTTTTACTCCCTGCTGAAAATCATCGGTTTTCAGCTTCATGAGCAGTGTTAAACTTTTCGCAATAGCCATAATCCGCCCCCGGTTTTAATCCTGATAACCCTCCGGCCTGATTTTCCCCGCGTGTTTTTTGCTGTATTCATACTCCGCGTTTTTCAGTATGTAATAGCCCTGCCACAGCGTAATCTCAGACAACGGCAATGCTAATACATCATGCAACGGCTGCCCGGTATCCTTTGCAATCTCAAAACATGTGCGGAGGATCGGAGTATGATCAATCAGTTTTTTGTTGTTTCAGCGTCCGGGATATGTGTATTCAGACGCTTGACAGTCTCCGCAAGTTTCGCGAAAAGCCAGCCAGGGCAGTTATCAATAAACTCTTTCCTGTCTTTCTCAGACTGATAATCAAAAATATGATTGCCGTTCTCATCATACACACATGCGCCAATCATGTAAGCGGCCGCATCTTTTTCCTTCTGTGCATTGCCGTAATGAAGTATGCCTAACTCATGCCCTGCGGACGGTTCTCTGACTGTATATGTAAATGACTTGCCGCCAAGCTGGAAAGTGATTTTTTCACTGTTCAGCAGCTCATTAACATTTGTCTTGAGATAATCAATAATCTTCATGTTTCAATCCTTAAAAATGCCGGGCATCATGCCCGGCTGGGTGAATTTATGCCGGATTTGTACGGGTAAACTTTCCGCTCATTTTGAGATTGACCGTCATCGAGATCTTATCTTCCTGACCCTTCGCGGCTTCCTCAGTGCCAAGAATCGCGAATTTTGCCTGGTTGATAACGCCGTTGCTGTACTGTGTCTTCAGGTAGCAGTAATTGCCCCCGGCCTGCGCAAGTGCGATGAAGTCGGCCTGATCCTTGTCGCCAAGATACTCGTAAAACTCAATAGATGACTCGGCACCCTCGTAAATTCCCGGGCGGTATTCCTTCGCGACATCCGCTACTACAGTGTCATCATCCTGAGCGCTGCTGAAAGACCACTGCGGAGTCTGAATCAAACCATTAAGCGGCCTGAAAGCAGGCTCCGACCCGTCAGCAGGCAGCGGCGCCCACATCGTAAGAGAACCCGCCGCCAGCTGGCTGTACTGATGTTTATAATTATAGATAGGCGTATAGGACATTTATTTTTCTCCTTTCTCCAAAACTGCTATTATGTGCACATTGATAACAGCGTGATTTTCAGGATCGTACGCCGTTTCAAAATTAGACAGGCTCACCCACATCTGTATTTTATCATCAGACATGCGCCCCTCTTCCAGGACGGATGATAATTTAGACAGCAGTCCGTAAGCTTCCTCAAAGGTCCCCGCGATTAAGGCTAACTCATAACTCAGCTGCATACCCGTGACCACTGCCGCGCCTGTCGTCTGTGACAGGACCAGGACGGGAAGTTTTTGCGCTGTGTTGGTATCAGTAAGCGGAGAGCGGAACCAGTAAGGCTTGACGCCCATTATTTCGGTTAATTCCGCGCTAAGCAGTTCGTTACAGTGCTGTACCTGTGTAAAAGGGTTGCTCATTCTGCCATATCCCGTTTTATAGCTTCCATGAGGTCATTATATATACTTTGCGCGATATTGTCCTGATTTTCCGTCAGATACGCTAAAATCTTTCTTGCCTCAACGCCGTTTATCTCTTTATATCGCGCGTTTTCTCTCTCTTTCTGTAAATTTTTCTGCAGCTGTGATGTATAGCGTTCTATGATCTTCTTGTATTTTTCCGCTTTTTTGTCTGATCCTGTCAGCCTTATTTTACTTGACAGGAAAGATTTTTGCATGTGCTCTGATAGTTTCTGCTGATATTTAGCTATCTGAGCCTGTTCACGTTCAATTTTTTTGCGTATCTTTGACTGCCTGATTTTCTTGTGATTAATATGCGGTTTTGTGCCCCAGTTCACAAAACGCGCGTATTGAGGCGCGTACCACTGATAACGCCCGTGTTTTTCACCGTCTATCTCCTGCGGAATATTCGCCAGGTATGTAGACACATAAACGCCATCGGCTGTTATTTTTGAGTTCGTCCGGACAGAAGACGAAAGCGCCCCCGAAAATTTATGCAGTCTTGATGATATCCGGGATTTGACTGATGATTCAACGGCCTGATTATGCCTTTTCAATATCTGCCTGTAAGTCTCGAGCGCTTTCTGCGCCCCTACTTTCTGCCGCCATTCGTCAAACGTCTTTTTTAGCACGTTTGCATCATAGATTCCTGATGATACAGACATATATCAATCCTGTACAAGCTCAACAGCCAGAATTTCAGATCTTTCATCCCTGTCAGCCGTGATATTCAGTACATTGTAAAACTGCCCACGCCAAAGAATGCGATCCCCTACACAAATATCAGAATTTAACCGGATTTTTACGGTCATGGCCTGCGCCGCGATATCCCGCCCAGATTCTAACAATTTGCGTATAGACACCTGCCTGACATTCGCCCTAACTACCGGCCCTTCTGTGTAATTTTCTATCGATTCCCCCGCCGCGTTCTGCGTGCTGCTGAAATAGTAAAACTGAATCTTTTCTGACAGAATTCCCGCATTGAGCATTTTTAATTGTCCTCGTCATCACGGTATTTAAGGCAATAAGGATCCAGCAGATGCTTGTAAAATGTCGCAAACTGCCCCGTTGCTGTAATCTCTCGCTGTTT